GGCGTGGGTACCGGCGGAGCCCCGAGCATCGCTAGCGATAGGCCGCCACAGTGAGTGGTCACCCTGAGTGTGTGGTCGGCGAGAGGTGGACGCTCGCTCAGGAGACCGGAAAGGAACTCGCAATGAAGACCGAGCAAATCGTCACCCTGTTGAACAAAGCGGCGGACCTCGATCCGGCGGCGGTGCACTCGCTGATCTGCAACCGCGTGCCGTGCAACGCGGCCCTGGGGGAGCACGCCACGATCCAGGTGGGCGCACAGATGGGCGACCGAGACGGCTGCCCGCTGCTGATCGTAGGGTTGCTGGGAATACTCAACGGGATCGCGGCGCTCGACGGCGATCTGATCGAGGCCGTATTCGATGGCGGCCCAGTGGGGAAAGCGTGGGACCCCGAGAATCCTCCTGCGCCCGTGCGGTTCAGCGGCTTCCGGCTACGCCCTAAAGATGCTCCGGCATGAGCGAGATCATCTCTTCTCGGACGGTCGAGGAGTTCTACCGCCTGCACGAGAAGCTCACCGGCGACTGGTCTCCCGCACTGACGAACGGGCCGTGCAAGTGTGGCCACGAGCGCGGGCGCCATGCTGCGAAAGAGGAGTGGCGAGATCGAGGTGCCTGCGAGGTCTGCGAGCTTCCGGAGGAGTGCATTAACTTCCGCCCGACGAGCGAACTCACACCACAGGGCAAGCGGTGGTTGAGCAACCTCGCGCGCTGGGAAACCTCGCGCGCACAACTCGAAAAGTCCGGACTCGACTATACGACCTTGGTCCGGAAGCGGTTCATGCACTGGCTCAAAAAGAAAGGACCAACATGAGCCCCCACTGGAACTGGTACCTCGACGTCGTGCTCGCCGGCGTCCTCGGCGGGGTGGCCGTGCTCCACGCGCTCGGCTGGTTCTGGGAGGAACCCGGGGACCTCGCCAAGCAGCGCCGAGAAGTAGCAAGGTGGGTGAGGGACCGACTCAACGCGCAGGGCCAGGCGATGCTCGGCCACGCGCTCGGGCTGGAGATCGGCGGCAAGGACTACGATGCCACCTAGTTACCAGAAGCCGACGGCGCACCCGCCGTACGCGCGGGCGCTCCTGATCGGGGAGAGCAACCCGTACTCGCGACACCCAGACGACGCGCTGGTGCCGTGGCCGGCCGGCTGCGCCGGCGCGCGGCTGCTCTCGCTGCTCGGCTGGAGCGAGTACGACTACCTCGCGAGCTTCCACCGCGTGAACCTGGTGGTGGGCAAGCGCTGGGACATCCGCGCGGCCAGGGCCAGGGCGGACGAACTCTCGACGCAGGAGTTCTTCCAGAAGTCCTTCGTCGTGCTCTTGGGTGTCCGCGTGTCCTGGGCGTGCGGGTGGAATCACGAGATCTGGAAGGTGATCGGCGGCGTGGTGAGGGTGCCGCACCCGAGCGGCCTCTGCCGGGACTGGAACGACCCGCGCTCGCGGCCGAGGCTCCGCGAGCTACTCGAACCGTACCGGCACAAGGACCTGAGGGTGAGGGCTTGAAGACCGTCCGCGCCATGCGGATCGCGCTCTGGCCGATCGGTCGGGCGAAACCATACCCGCAGAACCCGCGGCTCCACTCCGAGACTGAAGTCGCGCGGCTCGCCCAGTTCATCGGGAGCCTCGGGTTCCTCAAGCCGATCGAGGTGGATGAGCACGGCGTGATCCTGGCCGGCCATCGCCGACATGCGGCCGCGAAGCTGCTCGCGCTCGCGCGCGTCCCGGTGCTCCAGCACCGGCATCTGTCGGAATCCCAGAAGCGCGCCTACCGCGTGGCGGACAACCGGCTGACACTGGAGGGGGAGTGGGACCCGGCGCTGCTGAGGCGCGAGGCCAAGTTCCTGCGCTCGAAAGGCTGGGACCTCAAGGCGCTGGCGTTCTCCGACGTCGAGATCCGGAAGCTGCTCGACGGGCTCCCCAAGGTCGGGCCGGCGGGCAAACCCGGCGAGCCCGAGCAGGAGCCACCGCTGCCGCAGCCGCTCGCGAAGCAGATCACGCGCCTGGGCGAGATCTGGGCGCTCGGCGAGCACCGGTTGATGTGCGGCGACGCGCTCAAGCGCGAGAACCTGGTGGCGCTCATGGGGAAGGCGCGGGCGAGCGCGGTGTTCACGGACCCGCCCTACGCGATCTACGGGAGCAGCACCGGGATCGCGGCCGACATCACCGACGACAAGATGGTCCGGCCGTTCTTCCGCGACGTGCTGGCCGCGTGTGTCGAGACCTGCAAGCCGTTCGCCCACATCTACGTCTGCTGCGACTGGAGAAGCTGGGCCTCGTGGTGGGAGGTCGCGAAGGGGACGGGCATCGTCCCGAAGAACATGGTGGTCTGGGACAAGAACGGCGGCCTCGGCGCCAGCTACGCCAACTTCCACGAGTTGCTCTTCTTCGGCTGGTTCATGCCGGTGGAGAGCATCATGAGCCGCAAGGTGACGGGCGGGCGCACGGTCTACGACCCGAACATCTGGAGGGTCAACCGCGTGCCACCGGCGGGCAGGAAGGGCGGTCGCGAGCACAACGCCCAGAAGCCGATCGACCTGGTGAGACGGGCGCTGGAGAACTCGACCGACGCCGGCGCGCTGGTGCTCGACTTCTTCGTGGGCTCGGGGACCACAATGGTCGCGTGCCAGGACCTCGGCCGGCGCTGCTACGGATTAGAGATCGAGCCGCGCTGGTGCGACGTCTCCGTGCTACGGTGGCAGCGGACGACCAAGCTAGCGGCAAAGCTGGTGGGCGACGGCAGGACCTTCGATCAGGTCGCGGCCGAGCGGATGAAGGCCCCGCGCAAGAAGGCGACCGCGAGCCGGACCGAACGATGAGGCATGATGGGCAAGACAATCTCCCTGCGGGCGTTCGCGATCGCGATGGGCGTCGCGCCGAGCGCGGTCCAGAAGGCCCGAGACTCCGGGCGCATCCCGGTCAACCGCGACGGCACTGTGGACCCGGTGAGGGCGAGGCGCGCCTGGAGGGACAACACGCTGCACAGCAAGCGGCCGCCACGCAAGAGCAAGGCGCGGGCCAGGCGTGGAGCACCCCCGGACGACGTCGAGGAGGGCAACGGCTCGCTCGGGAGCATGTCGGCCGAATGGCACCGGGCCCGCGCGGCACGCGAGGCCATCCAGGCGCGCCTGCTGCAACTCGACCTGGAGCAGCGGCAGGGGAAGCTCCTCGACGCTGAGGAGGTTGGCAGGGCGACCTTCGCGCTCGCGCGCCGCCTCCGCGACCGCCTCCAGTCGCTCCCGGGGCAGATCGGGCCCGAGGTCATCGGCCTGACCTCAGCGGAGGCGGTGCGGTTGCTCCAGCAGGAGATCGACAAGATCTGCGACGAGATCGCGGGCCCAACGCCGGGCAAGAACGGCAAGAAGGAGGACCACTGATGGACGGCCGAACCTCGATCTTCATGCCACACGGCGGCAAGTCCTCCCGCACCGACGACTGGTCCACGCCGCGCGAGGTCCTGGAAGCCCTCGACCGCGAGTTCCAGTTCACGAAGGACGCCTGCCCGCTGGTTGACGGTGCGAAGGCAGGGCTCCCCTTGTTCGGGACCGACGCGCTGCTCGATTCCTGGAAGGGCGAGCGCATCTTCTGCAACCCGCCTTACAGCGGGATCGCTCCGTGGCTCGCCAAGGCCCGCCAGGCCACGCTGGCGGTCTTCTTGGTCCCGGCTCGCACGGACACCGACTGGTGGCACCGCTACGCCATGAGGGCGGACGAAATCCCGGTTCATCCGCGGGCGGCTGAGGTTCGGAGGCGCGAAGACCTCTGCCCCGTTCCCGAGCGTGATCCTGGTCTACAAACAGGCGGACGTCGTCGATGAGTGAGGCGCTCGGACTCGTCTCCGCGTTCGTCGAGGAGAAGTGGAAGCACGGCCTCCGCCGCGAGGTTCGCCTCAGCATCTCGGAGTGGGCGGACGAGTTCCGCGAACTGACGGGGATCTCCGCGCGCGTCCCCGGGCGCTGGCGCACCTCGCGCACGCCATACCTCCGCGAGGTCATGGACGCGCTCTCTCCGGAGAACCCGGCCGAGCGCATCGTGTTCATGAAGGGGGCCCAGATCGGCGGGACCGAGGCGGGGAACAACTGGATCGGCTACACCATCCACCGCAACCCCGGGCCGATGCTCATGGTCCTGCCCACGATCGACGTCGCGCGCAAGGTCTCGAAGCAGCGCATCGCGCCGATGGTCCGATCGAGCGCGGTCCTCCGCGCGAGGGTGCGCGAGGCGCGCGCGAAGGACTCGGGCAACACCCTGATGGTGAAGGAGTACGAGGGCGGCGTGTTCCTCATGGCGGGGGCGAACTCGTCGGCCGGCCTGCGCTCGATGCCGATCCGCGACATCTTCTTCGACGAGATCGACGACTACCCCGCCGACGTGGACGGCCAGGGAGACCCGCTCGAACTCGCGGAGGAGCGCACCGCGACCTTCGAGGGGATACGCAAGATCCTGCTGGTCTCGACGCCGACCGTCAAGGGGATCTCGAAGATCGAGAAGCAATACCTGGAGCGCAGCGACCAGCGTCGGTTCTACATCCCGTGCCCCCACTGCGAGCACATGGACTTCCTCACCTGGAACGGCCGCGACTGGCTCGCCTCGACTGACGGCACCCACCATCGGATCTCTTGGGAGGAGGGCAAGCCAGAGACGGCGCACATGCGCTGCGGCTCGTGCGACGCGCACGTCGCCGAGCGCTACAAGTCGTGGATGCTGCGCCGCGGCGAGTGGCGGCCGACGATCGGGCCGGGAGGGACCCCGGTGGGCGACGGGAAGACGATCGGGTTTCACCTCTCGGGCCTCTACTCCCCGCTCGGCTGGAAGTCGTGGGCGGTGTGCGTGGGAAAGTTCCTCAAGGCGAAGAACGACCCGCCGGCGCTCAAGGGTTGGGTGAACCAGACGCTCGGCGAGACCTGGGAGGAGCGCGGGGACTCGATCGAACCCCACGTCCTGCGCCGGCGCTGCGCGAAGCTGGAGGAGGGCGCGACCGGCTGGCCCCAAGCGGGGCACGTACCGCACGGCGTCGGCGTCCTGGTGGCGGCCGTGGACGTTCACCCGGACCGCCTGGAGGCGGTCGTGAAGGGCTATGGCGCGGGCGAGGAGTCGTGGCTGATCGACTACCAGCGGCTCGACGGCGACCCCTCGGCGACCAAGATCTGGTCGGAACTCGACCGCTACTTGGCGCAGCAGTTCCCGCACGCGAGTGGGCGCCGGGTCAGGATCGAGCGCGTCGCGGTGGACTCCGGAGGCGTCAACACTGAAGAGGTCTACCGCTACTGCAAGCCGCGCGTCGGCCGCGGCGTGTTCGCGATCAAGGGCGGGAGCTTCGCCGGACGGCCGCTCGTGGACCGGCCCTCGCTCAAGAACCGCTACCGGCTCCCGTTATTCGTGCTGTGTGTGGACACGGGCAAGGAGATCGTGCTCTCGCGGCTTCAGGTCGATAGCCCCGGTCCCGGCTTCATGCACCTACCGGACTGGGTGGACGACGAGTACCTCGACCAGTTGACCGCCGAGAAGGGGGTGCGCAAGTACGTGAAGGGCCGGGGCTGGGCCCGGGTCTGGTTGCCGATCAGGACCCGCAACGAGGCCCTCGACCTGGAGGTCTACGCCCTGGCCGCGCTCTACATCATGGGGCAGCCGTTCATCCGCGAACTGGCCGCGCACGCGGCCGCGCTGTCGAAGCCCACCGACAAACCAGGGCCCAGCGAACCCACGGGCGGGACGGGGACGCTGCGCGAGCCCGGCAGGGCGTTCCCGCGGCGCCGCCCCCGCGGGTGGGTGGACAAGTGGCGCGAGTGAGCGACCACTCAAGAAAGCCGCGCCCCGAGCGGCCAAGCTGGGCGTTGACAATCGCCGCGCTCTTGCTAGTATGTGCAACAAATGTCTCAACTCAACCCGCTCGCTCGCCGCGTGCTGCGCTTCATCATCCAGCGCACCCTCCGCGACGGTTTCCCGCCGACCCTGCGGGAGATCGGCGACGCCGTCGGCATGTCGTCAACGAACGGCGTGCGCTACTACCTCGGTCTACTCCAGGCCGACGGCCTGATCGAGCGCCGCCCTGGGCTCCGGCGGGCGGTCCGCGTCATGCCGAAAGCAACCCGGTGGCTCGCGAACTGCAATGGCAGGCGGGCGGGCGCCGCGTAGTTCCCGCAGGTTAGGACTGGCACGGAAGCCGCAACAGGTCGAGAGCATGAACGACAAGCTCAGGCTCCGCACGGTGTACGAGACCGAACCCACCATCGGCGCTCGCCGCTCCCGCGAGCTAGCCAAGGGGGACCAGAAGTGAACCGGCAGCGGGTGAAATCGCGATTGGAGTGGGTGACCTGCCGGCGCTGCGGCAACACCGACGCCACGGTGCCCGGCCACGTCGGCACGTCCAAAAGGATGCGGTGTCCAGACTGCGCGGGCGCCAACGGGACGGCGGAGCTATGCCGGCGCTGCTGCCCTAGCGGCCATCACACCCGCTGGGAAGTCGCAGGCGCGGCCAAGGGGGACCAGTGAGTCGGCGAAAACTGTGGGCGGCCGGAGGGGCGGATGTGCGTCACGCTCTACACGATCTCGCTCGTGGGCGGTCCCAGGGGAGCTTCCTGTCTGGAGTGCGCCCCGACCGGAGCTACACGCTCAAGCTCATCGAGGAGGAGGGCGAGATACTGTGATCGAGAAGGCGGAGGTCCTGGGGTTCGTGGGCGGCTGTGATTCCACCGCGGACCTGAACGAGATCGCGACCGCGGCGAAGAAGCGACTGAACGAGATCGCGACCGCGGCCTGGAAAGCTCGCTGCGACGAAACCTGGACGCGGTACGCCAGGTTCAAGCCCGGCTACACGGTCTGGTGCTGCGCTCCCGGCACCTTCCTCGGCGGACCGCTCCAGCGTGGCGATCGCGTCGTCATCGAGGCGGTTCAACCGCGCGCGCGCAGGCTGTGGATCAAGATCAAGGGTACGACCCACCTGTTCGGAGAGGGCAACGCGGTCCGTTACGAGTTCCGCACCGTGAAGCCCAAAGACCCGATCGACCCTGACGAGCGCCGCGTCAACGCGCGCACGGAGCACCTCGCATGAGCGAAAACACGCCGCTTGAGTCAGCCCAAGCTGCCCCCGCGCCCTCCACCACGAACCGCTTCGCCGTCTGCGGCGACACGACGGGCACGCGCGTTCTCATCCTCGGGATGACCGTGCTCTCTCAGCGGATGGCCGCCGGCGGGCTCGACGAGGACGAGGTGCTCAACCTGGCGGCGTGGCTCGTGAGCCTGTGCCCAGGTCCATTTGCCGTGAACAAGTTCGTGCATTTGTACGACGCAGTGAGTAAGACATGAGGGCCTCCGTGCTGCTGCTGCTCTGGACCGCCTCGGCGATGGCGGCGCCGGCGCGCTACGCCGACGCGCCAGGTGGGCGGATCACGTTGGTCCAGCCCGAGGTCATCGACGCGCGGAAGCAACTCGCGCTCTCGCTCGCCCGCCGGCACGAGGTCCAGACCTTCAGGATGATCGCCGACACCGAGGGCTCGCGTTCATGGTTCCGCTTCTCAGCCGCCTGGGACACCGTCACGTTCTGGCCGGCCGGGCAGACGATCGTGGCGACGCTCCGGGACGGCCGCCAAGTCGAGGCCCTCGACCTGATCCTCTGCGGGCCGCCGCGCGAGGCTCGGCCCCTGAGGCTCGGCCAGGTCGCCCGCTTCGTGGACCCGTCCGAGGTCGAGCACGATTGGCACGGCAGGCCCGGGGTCCTCCTGTTCGTGAGCTTCCCAGATCCGGGGCTCGCTCTTCGCGACATCGCGGGCGTGCAGGTCCGCGGCAAGCAGAAGACGGGGTTCGCTGCACCGACCCCGCAGCAGGAGGTCGAGAGATGAAGAAGCTCGTGCTCGCCTCGATGGTCGCAGCCGCCGCGGTCGGCGCCGTCGCGATCGCGGGGGCGTGCGAAACGCTGCAAGTGATGGGGTTTCCAGACTCGTGCCAGCAGGCGTGCGCTTACGGCTGGCACAGCGGGAACGACAACTTCATGTGCATCTGGGACATCCTCACGGGCTGGTGAATCTCGAAGGTTCGTGGCGGGCTCCTCTCTCAAGGCGGGGAGCGCGCTGGACCGGCAGCACACCAGGGATCAGCCGGCTCGTCAACGGTTGCGTGCCGACGACGAAACAAGGCACACGGTGAGAAGGTCCAGCAATCTGGCGAAGTCGCGAGGATCTGCCGGAGGGGGCCCGCATGGATTCGAGGAGGTAGAAGGTGATGGATGAGGCGATGATCGGCCGGTGGGCCCGGGGCTACCTCGGGCAGTGGGCGGCGATGGATCGAGCGCTCCGCGATCGGTTCGTGCGGGGCCTGCGCGAGCTATCGCGCCGGGAGGAGCGCCTGCCGCCGCGCTTCCGTATCCGCGGCGCGATCTCCGAGGGAATGGTCAGTCTTGGGGCCTCGACCCTCAACCCCTTCCTGGAGCGAGACCGAGAGGCGGCGTCTGCGGCCGCGTTCGCGCTCCGCCTCATCCGCGAGGCCCGCCAAATGCAGCACGTCCGAGGAGACCGGCGCTCGCCGCGGCGCCGGCACACGAGCAGCGGTCCGGGCGTCGTGGACGAACTCATGGGCGTGCGTCTCGAATACTACGACGAGCCCGACCGGTTCGTCGGGCTTCGTGGCTAGTCGCGGCGGCGTCTGCTGGAGGCGCGAGCGGACCTGCGCGGGGGCGCGCGGCCTGACGTGGGTCTACGCCACCGGCCTGAGGTGGCGCCCCTCGCTGAACCTAGAGCGCTCGATGCGCGCGCTCGCGAGCGCGTTGCGGAACTTCGCGGCCGCGATGCGCCAGCCCGTCGGCGACCAGGAGCCCGAGCCCTGATTCCGCAACTGCGCGAGTTGCAGCCTGCACGGTCCCCGGCGCCGCCTCAAGCGGAAAACCAAAGACTTACGGCAGGGCACGACTCCTGCTCTCCCTTTCTGGCGTCGGCGATGGGCGCCGGCAGCCAACCCAGGAGGGCAGGGATGGACCGAGGCGAGAGGGCGCGGCGGAGCCGAGAGCGGCAGGAGTCGCGCAAGCGCATCGAGGCCGCGCACGCCGAGACGCGGCGCGTCGTCGAGTCGGGCCGGTGCCCGAAGTGCGGCTCGGGCCTGCGCCGGAACCTCTCGCTCTCCGGCTGGTGGCAGTGCGAGCAGTACGGCGCCGAGGGCTTCCGGAAGGACCGGACGCGGCCGGCGTGCGACTGGCAGGGTTTCACGGACTGAAGGGGGAGACGATGGAGACCCAGGAGATCTTGAGGTTGCAGCAGGCGGCCGAGGCGCTGCCGCTGATCCTGTGGATCGGCGTGGTCGCGATCGCGGCCGCCGTCGCGGCGGTGCTCTATGCGGCGGCGCGGCGGTGAGCCCGCACTTCAGGGGCATCGCGACCAACCAGCCGGTCTGGATCGTGACCGATCCCAAGCCCACGAGCACGCTGAGCGACGTCGTCAGCAACCGGACGAGCCTGCGGGCGTTCGTCAGCATGTGCCGCGGTGGGCTGCGGGAGGAGGAGTGCCCGGCGCTGCACACGACCTACGCCTCGGCGCTGCTCGACGCGATGATGCGCTGCCTGCAGTTCAAGAACCGCTTCGACGAACTGGCTGAGAAGATCGAGGCCGCCTACGCCTACGAGCGCGTCGAGCGCGACGAGTCCAAGGCCGCCGCGAGGGCGCGATGAGCGGCGCGATTCGCTGGACCTGCCGGCTCGCCTTCCGGGCCCTCGCGGCCTGGTCGCGGCCGCTCGCGGCCGAGGTGGTCTCGTGGGCCGCCGGAGAACTCGCTCGCGACAGCATGTGGGCCGAGATGATGCGCGACCAGCCAAAGTCGGGAACCCGACAGGGACTGGGCCTAGTCGCAGGGGGACCGTCGTGGCGAAACTGAGCGCGCGAGGTCGGACCGAGTACCTCCGGGCCCGCAAGGGCGACCAGATGGTGACCTACATGAGCGACGGTGCCGTGCTCGACTGCGCCCGCGACCCGTTCACGGGCCGCATGGGGCCGTGGCGCGTGGCCGGCGGATGGGACCGCGTGAGGACTTCGCTGCCGGCGCTGAGGGCCCAGGTTCTCTCGCGGGGCTGGGAGATCGTGCGCGGGGACGGGCCACGGGCCGGCTCGCCCGCGGCCGCCGCGAGGGTGGCGAGCCCATGCCGCTGATCCAGTACCGCGAGATCAAGCTGCGGCCGAAGGCCCTGGCGACCATCGAGCAGGCGAACGAGATCATCGCCGAGTTCCAGGCCCAGGGCTTCGACCTCACGCTGCGCCAGTTGTTCTACCAGTTCGTGGCCCGCGGGCTGATCGCCAACACGCAGAGGGAGTACAAGAACCTGGGCTCGATCGTGAACGACGGCCGGCTGGCCGGGCTGATCGACTGGGAGACGATCGTGGACCGCACGCGCGACCTGCGCGCACTGCCGCACTGGGACTCGCCTGAGTCAATCGTCCAGGCGTGCGCACGGCAGTTCAACTTCGACCTCTGGGAAGACCAGCCGCACTACGTCGAGGTCTGGATCGAGAAGGACGCGCTGGTCGGGGTGATCGAGGGCGTCTGCAACCGGCTCGACGTCCCGCACTTCTCCTGCCGCGGCTACACCTCGCAGTCCGAGATGTGGGTGGCGGCGCAGAGGATCATCCAGCGGGCCGGCGGCCGCGGTCGCATGACGGGCCGGCGCCCGTGCACCATCCTCCACCTCGGCGACCACGACCCGAGCGGCCTGGACATGACCCGCGACATCCAGGACCGCCTCGACCTGTTCGGCACCGAGGCCCAGGTGGTGCGGCTGGCGCTCAACCAGGACCAGGTCCGCGAGCACAACCCGCCGCCGAACCCCGCCAAGGTCACGGACAGCCGGGCGGCGAGCTACATCCGCAGGTTCGGCCGCGAGTCGTGGGAACTCGACGCGCTCGACCCGCGCGCGATCGCGGACCTGATCGAGGTGGCCATCCGCGAGCGTCTCGACGCCGACCGCTGGGACGAGGCCATGGAACGCCAGAGCCAAGCGCGCGCGCTGCTCTCCGGCGCGGCGAAGAACTGGAGCAAGGTCATGGACGTGATCCGCGAGAACGGAGGGCTGGGATGAGGCAGGAGGTCGAGGCGCTGGCCGCCAGGTCCTCGAAGGCTGAGCACGAGTACTATGCGATCATGCACCACCGCCACCAGGCGCAGCGTGCGGCGGCCAAGGCGGCCGAGGAGCGAATCCACGCCGAGTTCGAGGAGCGCGAGCGCGCCGCCTACGAGGCCTTCACTGAGGCCCGCAGCGCGTACCACGAGCGCCGCCTCGCCTGGGCGCTGTCGGGGACTCGGACGCCCTACCCAGTCGGCACCAGGGTCCGCAAGTGGCGCAACGTCTGGGGCACTGAGCACTGGATAGACCAGAAGGACGAGGGCATCCTGGAGGTCGTGACCGAGGAGACGAGGCACCCGTTGGGCTACGGCCCGAGCGACTACCGGCGGGCGAAGATCGGCGACCTCGTGGTGCGGCTGCTCAAGGGCAACGGCCAGCCGGGGATCAGGTACGAGCGCATCGAACCGTCGAGCGAGGCGAGCCTCGCGAAGCGCTGGCGGCCGGTGGCAGAGGAAAGGCGCCGATGAGGCTGGACCTGCGGAGGCTGCGAGCATGGCAGGCCGGACGCTGACCCGGGCCGAGGTCGCCGAAGGCGAGGAGCGCGCGCGTCACACCGTCGCGCTGCTCTCCGGACCCGGGGCGGACCCAGAGAACCCCGCACGCAAGGACTTCGAGAAGCTCGCGGACCTCTACGGCCAACTCGGGCTCGCGATGGACGCGCTGTCGGGGCTGAGCGCCTGGCAGATCTGGCACCAGGTCGAGGTCCAACTGAAGCAGGGCGGCGGCCAGCACGGCGCGCTGGTGATCTTGATTCCGCACGGCGCCGCCGCCGGCGCCGGCATCGCCACCTTCCCGCTGGTCGAGGTCGCCGCCATGAGGCTGCCCGAGACCCGACGGCAGTTCCTCGGCGGTCTGGCGGGCGCCGCCCTGGACGTCGCGTTCGAGAGCCTGCCGCGCGTGGAGCGACCGAACGGGGACGAACATCATGGGCATGGGTAAAGTTGGATCGCCCGACCCGCGGTTCGAGCGCAAGCCGGTCAACTCTGGCGGCATCCGGCGTCTCGGGCTCACGGGCCCGCTGTTGGTCCAGATCCTCGAATGGGGCACATACCACACGGTCCCGCTCGATCCTCCCGACGGACTACAGGTTCTCGACGTGCGCTACGACCAGAGGAGCGATATCATCGAGGCGCTGGTGCGGAGCCCCTCGTTCAAGGGGGGAGAAGACGCGACATGGGAGACCGCCGAGTGGTGGAACCCACCGTTTCGCCGCATCGGTGATTCGCCTCTATGAAGGAGGAGAACATGAAGACGAGCAAGCGGAACCGGCAGGCCGTGGTCGCGTTCACGATCGCGTTCCTGCTGACGGTGGTCACCGGACTGCTCTTCGTGGTGCCGTGGCCGGTCCACGCCCAGGTCCCGAGCATCACGCTGGACTGGACCGCGCCGGGCGACGACGGCGACGTGGGGACGGCGACGACCTACGAGATGCGGTGGGCGACCTCGCGGCCGGACACCACCAGCGGGGCGGCCTTCACGACCTGGTGGAACGCGGCGACCTTGGTCTCGAACATGCCGGCGCCGCGGGTCGCTGGGACGGCCGAGTCGGTCGTGGTCGCGCCGGTCGGCGGGTTCTCGTCGGGCCGGGCGTACTACTTCGTCCTGCGCTCGACCGACGACGTGGGGAACGTCGCCGGGTTCTCGAACGTCGCCTGGAAGGTGGTGCCGGACGCAGTCCCGCCGGCTCCTATCATCGACCTGCGGGTGCGCTAAAGAGATTCGCCCCCCAAGGACGGGCGAGGCGCCTCAAGGACGACGCGCGTAGGGGATAAGGAAGGAAGCGGCCCCAGGGGCGACCAGGAGGGCCGGGCCAGGGCAGGCCCGGGGCCCTCCGCTTCTTTTTCCGCGCAAAGAAGAATGGTGGGCTCGCGGAGCGTCTGCTAGACCTCCGTGCCGTGAGCCACCAGAACTTGACGGCCATCCCCGAGATCATCGTCAAGGGCACGGCCGTCGATTATCGCCGGACCTACGGTGAGTTCCCGGCGAACGACGGCTGGGCGCTCGCGCTCATCCTCTCCGGCCCGCCCCCCAACTTCACCAAGGCGTTCTCCGCCGACGTCGCCAGCTTCACGATCGCGCTGGCGAATGCTGACACCGGCGGGCTCGGGGTCGGGAACTACTTCTGGGAGGAGCGCGCGACCAAGACCGGAAAATCCTACCCGGCCGCCTCGGGCGTGCTCCAGGTCGCCGCCGACCTGGCGACGGCCGTCGCCGGCAGCCTCCAGACCAAGGAGGCCAAGATGCTGGCAGCGCTCGACGCGGCGATTGACATCCGGTTCGGGATCGGCGCCGCCTCCTCGCAGGACGTCATCGAGTCCTACGCGATCGGCATCCGCCAGTTCGACAAGTGGAAGACCCGCGAGATGCTCGACACGCGCGCCACCCTGGCGCGCATCGTGAAGAGTCAGGCGAACCCCGGCAAGATGGGCCCGCAGGTGGCGGTGCACTTCAGCGGGGTCAACAGCGAGCCGGGCGTGCCCTGGGCGCCGCGCGAGTGAGAGCGATGAGGGACGCGAGCCGATCCCCGCTCCTCGACGAGCAGCCTGGGCGCATAATCCCGGCCGGCGGCGGCGGGCGCAGCGTGCCAGCGCGCATGTCCTTCGACGACTGCGCCCGCCAGGCGGGGCTCGCCCAGCGCCGACTCGCGCGCCGCGAGCGTGAGGCCGTCCGGCTGGCGCCGGCGCGCCGCGAGACCTTCAAGGCCGCCGAGGTCAACCGCCTGGTCGCCGACTGGGTGGCGACGATCCTACACCCCGACGACGAGATGCGCTGGAGCCTCAGGCGCATGCGGGCCCGCTGCCGAGAACTCGCCCGGAACGACCCCTACGCGCGGCACTTCCTCACCATGGTCGCAGTGAACGTGGTCGGCCCGATCGGGTTCAAGCACCAGGCGCAGGTGCGCGACAACGACGGCAAGTTAAACCGCCGGATCAACGACAAGATCGAGGAGGCCTTTGCCGAGTGGAGCGAGGAGGTCACGATCGACGGCCGGCTCTCGCTCGGCGGCTTCATGCGCCAGGGGATCAAGGGGGTCGGCCGCGAGGGCGAGACCATCGTGCGCCTGTGGCGCGGCTTCGAGGGGAACCGCTTCCGCTTCGCCCTGGAGGCGATCGACCCCGACCAACTCGACGAGAAGTTCAGCCGCCCGGCGGGCACCGACGGCGAGGCCGAAATACGGCTGGGCGTCGAGGTCAACCCGTTCGGCCGCCCGATCGGCTACCACATCTGGAACAAGCCCGAGAAGCTGATCGGCACCGACTGGCGGCCGCGCGAGCGCGAGCGCATCCCCGCCGACCAGATCGTCCACCTCTACGACCAGGAGCGGGCGAACCAGACCCGGGGGCTACCGTGGTTCCTGGCGGTGGCGATGAACCTGAAGATGCTCGCCGGCTACAGCGAGGCCGAACTGGTCGCCGCACGCACCGCGGCCGCGAAGCAGGGCTGGTTCGTGAAGAAGGGGGACGCCCCCTCGGCCGGCGAGGCCGTCAGCGCCGACGCCGACAATCGGGTGGCGATGGAGGCGAACCCCGGGCTGATGGACTTCGCCCCCGACGGGTACACCTTCGAGTCCTGGACCCCCGAACACCCGACCACGGCGTTCGCGGCCTTCGTCAAGTCGAAGCTGCGCGAGATCGCGACTGGGATGAGCGTCAGCTACAACGCGCTCGCCTCCGACCTGGAAGGCGTCAACTACTCGTCGATGCGCTCCGGGCTGCTGCTGGAGCGCGAGGTCTGGCGGATGCTCCAGCACTGGTGGATCGGGGCGTTCCTCCGCAAGATCTACGCTGAGTGGCTCAACATGGCGCTGCTCTCGGGTGAACTGGTGCTCGACTCGCGCAACGCCCGCAAGTTCGTCGCCGCCAAGTGGACCGGCCGCGGCTGGCAGTTGGTCGATGCCGAAAAGGAGATCAACGCCGGCGTCACGGCGATCCAGACGGGGCTCGACTCTCGGACCGACATCCTGGCCGAGCAGGGGCGCGACTTCGAGGACGTCATGGAGAAGCTGGCGGAGGAGGAGGAACTCGCCGAGGAGTACGGCGTGGACATCTCCGGTCCCAAGCCGACCGCGAGCGCGCTGTTCGGCGGTGACAAGAAGGCGGACGACGAGAAGAAGGCGGACGAGAAGAAGGCGGACGAGAACCACAACCACGATGGCCGAGCCCACGAAGACTGGATCTCGCGCACCGCCGCGCTGGTCAACGCTGGCCGGCCGCGCCGCAGGATCAGGGGGTGACCCAAAGATGTGCTGCTCTGAACTCACGGTGGAGATCACGAAGGGCATGAGCCTCGCCCAGGTCCTGCGCGCGGTCCGCGCCGAGGGCGCCGAGGCGCAGACGGTGATCTGCTCGAAGGAGCGCTTCTCGTCGGTCTCCGAGGCGTCCTCCTGGTGCCGCGAGCACGGATTCCGCACCGACAAGGTGGACCCGACCGACGACAGTTACCGCTTCCGGCAGTTCGATCCCGGCGACTGCGCCGAGGGCGCGCTCGACAACGGCGAGACCTTCGCGACCATCCGGCTCGACGACGGCGTCCAGGCAGTCGTCTGTAAGAAGAAGGAAGGGCGCGCCGTCTCGCCGCTGCGCCGGCGCTCGCTCCCGTTCGACCTCAACGACATGCGCTACGCGCCCTGCACGATGGACGCCCGCCCGGTGAAGCCCGAGGAAGCGACGGCGCGCGGCCTCGACCTCGCGGGGCCCTCGGGGCGACCGAAGGACGACGACAAGGACAAGGGCAAGCACCGCGCGCTCTACGAAGTTGCGATCTCCTCCGAGGCCGAGATCGAGCGGTGGTTCGGGATCGAGATCCTGAGCCACGAGGAGGGCGCGATCGACGCGAGCCGCATGGGGATCGGCGCCTCGCTGCTGGTCAACCACGACTACGACCAGCACGTCGGCGTGATCGAGCCCGGGACCTTCCGCGTGGACAAGGACAAGAAGAGCCGGGCCTACGCCCGCTTCTCCTCGCACCAGAAGGCGCTCGACGTCGAAGGCGACGTCGAGGAGAAGACGCGCACCCAGATCTCGGTCGGCTACTTCATCAAGGACATGGAGTACGAGCCCCGGGAGGTCGGGAAGGACGAGAAGGGTCGCCCGATCATCGAGGACGTCTACCGCATCACCCGCTGGCAGCCGGTCGAGGTCTCGATCGTCGCCGCCGCGGCGGACATCACCGTAGGCGTTGGACGAAGCGTGGCCGGCTCCAAGCCGGCCTCAACCGGGGGCGGCCCATCCGCCCGGGAGGAACGAACGATGAAGAAGATCATCGACGAGCGCGGGGCCGTCATCGAAGTCGCCGACGACGACCCGCGCAAGGCGGCGACCGCGGAGCAGGTCCGCGCAGCCACCACCGGCGGAGGCGCGGCCGTCGCCGTGGCCGACCCGCAGCGCACCCGCGACGACGAAGTCGCCGACATCGTCGAGTTCTGCGACGAGAACGGCATCGACAAGGCGCAGCGCTCCGAGTGGATCAGGTCGGGGATGACGGCCGCCACCGTGGCGGCCAAGATCATGAAGCTGCGCAAGACCAGGGGCACGGCCCAGCCCGCGGCCGAGGACCTCAACGCCGGCCTGCCGAAGAAGGACCGCCAGCGCTACTCACTGGCGCGCGCGATCCTGTGCGGCGAGCGGCTGCGCGAGGGCAGCGACGCGGACGGGCTGGAGGGCGAGTACCACCGCGAGATGATCCACAAGAACCTCCAGAAGCCGATCAAGGGCGGCATCCTGGTGCCGATGGACCTGCGCAGCGACGAGGAGCGCTGGCAGGAGTACGAGCGGCGCGCCGCACTCGCGGCGGGGCAGCGCACGCTCGACTCGAAGACGCTGACCAAGGGCACCGAGACGGTGTTCGAGCGGCCCGGCGAGTTGATCGAGTTGCTGCGCAACACCGCCGTGGTCGCCCGGCTGGGGGCGCGCATGCTGGGCGGCCTCACGGGCCCGGTGGCGTTCACGAAGCAGACCGGCGGCCTGACGGTCTTCTGGGTCGGCGAGAACCCGGCGACCGACGTCACGGCCTCCGATGTCGCGTTCGGGCTGGTCAACATGGTGCCGAAGACGCTCCAGGGCACCACCGCCTACTCGCGGCAGCTTCTGGTGCAGTCGAGCCTCGACATCGAGGCGATGATCCGCGAGGAGTTCGCGGTCGCGCACGCGCTGCGGCTCGACAAGACCACGTTCTACGGCCTGGGCGCCGCCGGTGAGCCGATGGGGATCTACAAGACCCCCGACGTCAACGCCCGCGCGGTGGGCGGCATCCCCGACGCCGACGACGTGATCCAGAGCGGCGTGCTGGTGGCCGAGGACAACGCCCTGTTGGGCAACCTGGGTTGGGCGACCACGCCGGGGCTGGCCGGGAAGATGATGAATATCTTCGAGGTCGTGGGCGCCACCGGTGGGCCGACCCTGTGGATGGGGACGCTGGTCGAGGGGGCGCTCAAGGGCTACCGGGCGCTGGCGACCAACCAACTCAGCAAGGTCATGCTCGGCAGCGAGGAAATCGGTGGGTCGGAGCACGGTGCCGTGTTCGGCAACTGGCGCGACGTCGTCATCGGCATGTTCGCGGCCATGGAACTGGTTGTGGACCCGTTCGCCCAGAAGAGGAAGGGGCTGATCGAGGTCACGAGCTTCCACATGGCCGACATCATCCTGCGCCACGGGGAGAGCTTCACGAAGTGGACGGGGGCCACGATCGTCTAACGACGAGAGGCCCATCCTGACGGGGCCGGCACACTCCCGGCCGGCCCTCCGAGGAGCAACGCAAATGAAGGTGAAGGCGCTGACATCCTTCAGTCTCGGCGGTGGCCGCGACGTGCACCCGGGCGACGTGTTCGACCTGCTGCCGGAGGCGAACGCCAGGACGAAGGTCTCGATGGGCTGGGTCGAGCCGGTTGGATCGGTCCGACCGCGAGCCCGGACACCCCGAGGCGGGGCGGACGGGGACGCGGTGACGACCCAGACCGTACCGCAGACCCACCGCGACCCGGCGCCCGCGCGCCGCCGCGGCGGGAAGAAAGGAAACGGCTGACAAATGCCCGCTTCTGCTTATTCCGCTGCACTCGACAACGACCTGGCGCTCGCGCCGGTGGCGGCGCGCGTCGTGACCCTGACCGGGGCCGCGCTCGACCTGCTGAACTACGACGGGCTGGCGAAGATCAGGCTCCACGGCGTCCGCGCCACCGGAGACCTGACGCCGACCATCGAGGACTCGGCGGACGGCACGACCGGCTGGGCGGTGATCCCGGCGGGGGCGCTCGACAGCGCATTCACGGCGATCACGGCCGGCACCGACTTCCTCCAGTCGAGGGTGCTCGAAGTCGGGATCGTGAAGCGCTTCATCCGCTTCATCGGCACCGCGGCCAACACGCCGAGCCACACCTACGGCGCGACGGTCTCGGCGAAGCCGAAGTACCGGCCGTAAGCCGGGGACGCTGCACTCATGCCGACCGTCTACGGGGCGTCGGACTTCCGGCAGTCGCTGGAGATAGCCGGCGTCCCGGTCACGGTCGGGGCGGTGACGGTGAAGGGTCTCCTGGACGCTCCGGACGAGCGGATGCTCCAGGGTGAACTGACGGAATACATCGGGCGGTCGCGCAGCGTGCTGGTCGAGACCGGCGCGCTGGCGCTCGCCAGCGGGGCGACGATCACCGTGGATGCCATCACCTACAAGATCCTTGCCTTCGAGCAGATCGACGACGGCGTACCGACTCGGGTCGCGATCGCGAGCGTGACGTGAGCAGCATCCGCGACCAGATCGTGGCCGCCACGATCACCGCGCTCAACGCGGTCGGCAAGCCCTGCGACTTCGAGCGCAGCCGCGCGACGGCACTCACCGACGCCGACCTGCCGCGCGGCGTCGTCTACCCGGTACGCGACATCCCCGAGGACCCGTTCCTGGCGGGCCCGGTGACGCGCTCGCGGCTCACGATGATGTGCGAGATCCGAGCACTCGGGACGGCGGCCCTGAGGCCCGACCAGGCGGTCGACCCGATCTACACCTGGGTGGTCGCGAAGCTGGTCGGGAACACGCTCGGCGGACTCGCGCTCAAACTCCAGGAGGGCGACAGCACGTTCGTATACGGCCAGGGGGACAGCCCCATCTGCCTCCTCGCGGTCGAGGTCGTCGCGACCCACCAGCACCTCACGGCGAACGCCGAGGCCAGCAAGTAAACCAGCGGGCGTTGAGCCCGAGGAGGAACAACCGATGCCCCAGAACACCGCCAACGCCGCCGACGTCTACATCGGCCGCGGCGAAGTCTACGTTGACCGCCTCGACGCGAATCGCGCGCGCACCGGCGAGCGGCTGGTCGGCGTCTGCGACTCGTTCACCATCCAGACGTCGGACGAGGTCAGGGACAAGTACGACACGACCAAGGCGACGACGCCGCTGCTCAAGTCGGTGAACGTGCGCCGCACGCCCGAGATCTCGATACTGCTCTCGGAGTGGAACCCCGAGAACCTGGAACTCGCCCTGATGGGCACCAGGCAGAACTTCGCCCAGACGGGTGCCACCAAGCTCAACTACATCCCGCCGGCAGCGCGGGTGAAGAAGGGCTACTGGTTCCCGCTGGAGGACCCCGCGGGCACCGAGCGGCGCACCGTCTCGGCGGTGGTCGTGACCGGCACCGGCGGCATGCCGACCTACGTCGCCACGACCGACTACGTCGTGGACACTGTCGCGGGCCGGATCTACGTGGTGCCGGCGGGTGCGATCACCGACGGCCTAGCGCTGGAGGTGGACTTCACCTACGCCACCATTTCGGGCACGACGCTCCCGTACGTGCGCGCCGGGGTCTCGAACTTCATCGAGGCGTACGTGCGCGTCATCGGCAAGCCGGCCACGGGTCCGACCCAGGAGGTCCAGGTGTGGATCGCGAGCCTCTCGCCTGACGGCGAACTGCCGCTGTTCGGCGACGACTACGGCGAGTTCCGCATCCGCGGCCGCGTGATTTCCGACGACGTCAACCACCCGAACGACCCGAACTACATCGTGCTCGAAGTGGCGGCCTAACCAGGCCAGGAAAACAGGAAGAAGGGAGGACCCCGATGGCCGAGAAACTCTCCCTCGGCGGCCGGGAGTACGTCGAAGCGACGATCGGGCCGGTGCGGCACGACCTGTTCATCATGCAGCACACCCGGCACGCCGGCCTGAGCCCGATCGCCGATGGCGAGACGCCCGAGGCGTACATGCAGCGCCTGCTCGCGTCGGTGCTCTCCAGCGGCCGGGCGCTGCTGCTCCTCGGCGGGCTCCTGTGGCCCGCCGGGACCAAGCCCGAGCAATGGGACGAGGAACTCGCCTACGCGACGGCCGGGCACTTGGGCGGCATCATCGACCCCGAGGAGAAGGCCAAGCTCTACGCCGAGTTGTCGAGGGCGCTGCTGTCTTTTTTCGAGAACGGGCTCGGCTCCTGGGTTGCTTCCGCAGCCTCTTCCGTCGCGGAGGCCGAGCCCCCTCCGAGCAACTCGACGGACGCTACGGTGAGTGGGCCCCCCTCGTCCGGGCCCTCTCGGGCTACGACCACGATCAGGCGCGGAGGATTCTGGCGTGGCCTATGGACGAGGCTCTCCTCGCCTACTGGCGGCACCTACGGCGCGAGGCGGCGGACTCGTACCGCCACGAGCAGGTGATCTGGGCGCTGTTGGCGCCACACATGAAGCAGCGGCGGCGGCCGCCGGAGCGGCCGCGGATACTGGGGGAGCATGAGCCTCGGGTTGCCTGACGTCAGGGTGCGGCTCACCGCCGAGGGCGAGGCGCAGATCATCAACGCGCTCCGCAAGGTGACGGCCGAGTCGCAGCGCAGCGGCCGAGTCGCAGCGCGCGGGTTCGGGCAGTTCAATACCGCGTTGTCTGGCGCCAGCAAGTTGCTCGCCCAGATCACGGCGGTGGCCTCGGTGGCGGCGTTCGTGGCACTCGCGCGCCGCGCCGCCGACGCGGCGGACCAGATCGGCAAGATGTCGCAGCGCGTCGGCGCGTCGGTCGAGAACCTCTCCGCGCTCGGCCTGGTGGCGAAGACCTCGGACATCGACATGAAGAGCCTTACGCGCTCGATGGTCTTCCTCAGCCGCCGAATCGCTGAGCTACAAGGCGGCTCGAAGGACGCGGCTCGGGACTTCGCCGCGCTCAACCTGACGGCGCGGGACTTCAAGGGCAGGGACGCGGCCGAGAACCTCGACGTCGTGGCGCGGGCTTTCGCGAACCTCGCGGACAGCCCGCAGAAGACCGCGCTGAGCTTCCGCTTCTTCGGTCGCCAGGTGGCCGACATCCTGCCGCTCCTGAACGCGCTCGGCGGTGAGGGCGGCCTGGGGGGAGCGATCCAGCGCGCCCGGGAACTCGGGGTGCTGATCTCCGAGGACACCGCGCGGGCCGCCCAGGCGATCAACGACGACTTCACCGTCATCCGCGAACAGGTCCTGGCCGGCGCCGCGCGCTTCGTCGAGGGCCTAGCGCCGGCGATCCACATCACGCTCCTCGGCATCCAGGACGACCTGGGCCAAAACCAGGACGCCTGGAAGACCTGGGGCGAAGTGGTTGGGCGGATCGTCGGACTCACGATCATCACCATCCAGCAGTCCTTCGACGATCTCTTCGTGAGTCTCCTGAAAATCAACAACGTGCTCGGCGCGCTGGCGCGCGTGGCCATTGCCCCACTGGGAGCGAAAGGCGCAGTCCTGCTGGCAGAGAACCTCGTAGCCGCAGAGAAGGCCAGACAACTCGACATTGATGCCGCAGCGCGCCGAAAGCTGAGAGAGGAGCAGGCGGAGCGTTTGGGTGAGGCGACCACGCGCGGCGCCGCCGGCCTCCCGCCGCTGCGGCCCAGGGGACCCCAAGAGGAGGCCCCGGTGCTCGACGACGAGACCGAGCGCAAGCGCCAGGAGGCGGAGGCGAAGCGCCTGGCAGCCGAAAAGGAGCGGTTACGGATCGCCGAGCTGAAGAGGATCTTCGACGCCCAGACCGCCGCCGGTGAGGTGGCGCTGGCTGAACTGGCCGAGCGCCGGGCGGAGATCGAGCAGCGGGTCGCCCTGGGACTCTTGAGTCAGGCCGAGGGGGCGAAGCAGGTCGAGGCCGCGACTCGCGACATGCTCCCGGCGCTGCGCGACCTGCTGCGCAGCTACGTCCTCATCGCGCACGCCAACCCGTTCGACGAGGAGGCCTGGGCTCGCGCACGCCAGTTCGCCGCGGCCCTGCGCGAGATCGAGGTCGAGGTCGAAGCCGTGGACGACCTGATGGCGCGGCTCGACACCACGGCGCGCGAGGCGCTCCAGGGTGCGCTGGTGAGGGCCTTCACGAGCGCGATCGAGGAGGGCGAGAAGTTGTTGGACGTGCTGCGGAACATCGGGCTCGCGATCCTCCAGGCGGTGCAGCAACTGCTCGCCTTTGAACTCGCCAAGTCGATCGTCGGGGCCATCCCGGGCTTCAGCGGCGGCGGTCGCGCCGCAGGCCGCGCCGAGGGCGGTTTGATCTCGGGCCCGGGGACCGCCACCAGCGACTCGATCCCGGCCAGGCTGTCGCGCGGCGAGTTCGTCATGCGGGCGGCCGCGGTCCAGCAGCCGGGCATGCTGGAGGCGCTCGACGCGATCAACCGCGGCCTCGCCGCGCCGGCTCTCAGCGAGTCCAGGGGAGTCCGTCGGTTCGCTGACGGGGGCTTCGTCTCGGGGGCCGGCGTCACGAGGCACGAGACCAGCGTGACGCTGGGCCTGGAGGACGGCCTGGTGGCGCGCGAGATCGAGTCGCCGGCGGGCGAGCGCGCGGTAGTGCGCGTGGTGGGGAAGAACCCCCGCGCGGTCGGCTCCTCGCTGCGGAGGGGTTGATGGCGGAACTGTGGACCATCGAGGCCAACGGCGCCGCCGACGTCGCCGAGACCTACGGGTACATGACCGACATCATCGCCGGGCACGACGAGACCGAGCAGCGGATCAGCCTGCGGGCCCGACCGGTGGAGAGCATCGAGTACTCGATCCTCTGCACCAGCGCCCGCGAGTCGCAACTCGCCGAGTCGCTCATCTACGCGGTGCAAGGCGACCAGGTGTTCGTACCCTACTGGCAGTACGGGAGCCGGCTGACCTCGGCGGTAGCGCAGGACGACGCCCTGCTCCCGATCACCGACGCGCTCGACGTCCCCTACCGCGTCAACGGCAACGGCCTGCTCTGGAAGGACCCCTTCACCGTCGAACTCTTCAGCGTCAGCGGCGTCAGCGCCTCGGGCGTCACGGTGGGCCCCATCGCGAACGACTGGCCGGCCCAGACGCTGATCTTCCCGGCGCGCGTCATGAGGATCACGAGCCGCGCCGCCGTCGAGCACGAGAGCGCGGCGTTCCTCTCGGGCCGGCTCGCCTTCAGCGGTGACGTGAGCGTCTCGGAGGTCCTGCCGTCGCAGACCGAGACCCTGTCGCTCTACCGCACTCTGCCGGTCCTGGAGGTCGCACCCGACCGCGGCGGCGGGGCGCGCGACGACTTCGACCGCAGGGTGCTGCTCCTGGACCCGACGCCGGGGATCAGGACCGCCTTCGCACCCTCGGCGGCGCCGCGCACCGTGCGGTCGTTCCAGTGGCTCAGCTTCTCGCGCGCAGACGCCAAGGCGCTGCGCAGCTTCATCGACCTCCGCCGCGGCCGCGCGCGGCCGTTCTGGATGCTCGCCTGGCAGGAGGACTTCACGCTCGCGAGCGACCACGGCGGCGGCGCCGGAGCGCTCACGGTGGTCGCCCGCGACTACGCGGTCAGGATCTTCAACCTCGGCGAGGGGCGCCGGCACGTCGCGGTCCGGGCCCCGGGGGGGTCCTTCCACTACCGGAGGATCACGGCCGCGGTGGACAACCTGAACGGGACGGAGACGCTCACGCTCGACGCCACGGTGCCGGACGCCCTGCCGGCGGCCGGGACCTTCGTGACCTTCCTGCGGCTCTGCCGGCTGGAGACCGACGAGCCGCGGATCGAGTGGGTCGGTGGGCAGTACGCCTCGGCCACCCTGCCGTTCCGCGAGCTACCGAACGAGGTCGCCGCGTGAGCCCGGTCGCCGACTCCGAGGGGGCGGTCGTCCGCCGGCGCTTCCTCCAGCGCACCCGCGCCGCGGGCCGCGTGGTCTCGTGGCAGGCACTGGTCGCGACCACCGCGCTGGGATTCGACAACTACGAGCGCTCCGCCTACTTGGGCGAGCCCGTCGAACTCTACAAGTTCGTCTACTCGCCGACGACGCAGCGCTACACTTCGACCGACCGCAACATCACCGTCACCGGCGACGGCACCTACGCGGCCGAGGCGATCTCGCGCGACCCGATCGATTTCACGAACGAGGACACCGCCTCGACGATCACCATCCGGGTGCCGCGGACAAACGCGGTGGCGCAGTTGTTCGTCAACTACCTGCCGACCGTCCCGGTGGGCGTGACCATCTACAGCAAGCACCGGAACGATCCCGAGGTGCGGGTGCGGTTCGTGGGCAAGGTGGTGTCGGCGAGCTTCGAGGACCCCGCCGCGGCGCTGGTCTGCGCGCCTATCTCGCAGGTGCTCAGGCGCAAGATCCCGAGCATCGTGTTCCAGTCGCACTGCAACTGGCCGCTCTACGGCGGCGGCTGCGGCGTCGCCAAGGCGAGCTTCAAGGACTCGGGCACCGTGCTCTCCCAGGTGGGCTCGGTGGTGCGGGCGGCGGTGTTCGCCACGCGCCCCGACGGCTGGTACGAGAACGGCTGGGTCCAGATCACGAGCGGCGTCCAGAACGGTCAGCGGCGGTTCGTGGTGCGGCACGTGGGCGACGCGGTGACGGTCATGAACCCGTTTTCCGTAATCGGGCTGTTTGCCGCCGCCATCGACGGCTTCGCCGGCTGCGACCGGACCGAGGCGACGTGCGTCAGCAAGTTCGCCAACCTGGTCAACCACATGGGCTGGCCGCGCATCCCCACCCGGAACCCGTTCGGCCAGTCGCTCGACGACACCGGCGGCGCGGCGACATGGGGGCGCGCGACGCTCGGGATCGGAGGCTAGCCCGGTGGGCTTCTGGCTGACGCTCTTCCTGTGGGCGGCCGTGACCGCGATCGGCGAACTGCTGCGGCCCCGGCCGCGCTTTGGCGTCCCGCAGCCCTCGGGGATCGGCGATTTCAACCTGCCGACGGCGCAGGAAGGGCGCGCCGTACCCGTGGCCTTCGGCACCGTGCACGTCAAGGGCCCGAACGTGGTCTGGTACGGCGACCTGGTGGTGAGCCCGATCACCAAGCGGGTGAAGACCGGATTGTTCTCCAGCACCCGCGTGACCACCGGCTACCGCTACTTCCTGGGGCTCCACCTGGTGCTCTGCCACGGGCCGGTGGACGACCTGCTCGAAGTACGCTTCGACGACCGCGCGATCCCCGGCGGCTCGCTCTCGGTGACGGCCGACAACAACGCGATCGTCTTCAACAACGGCGTCTCGTGGTTCACCGCCTCGATCCCGGTGGGGCCGTACTCCAACCTGACCTCGCTGGCGCGCGCCGGGCAGGACGCGATGCAGGCCGTCAACGCCCAGCCCTGGCGCGTGGTGTACGGCTACGAGGTGGTCGCGGGGCAGACCGACCAGGTCATCTACGCGGTGCGCGTCACCGGCGGGGCGGCGACCAACCGCACCGCCACGATCGTGGTCGGGATCTACGAGACCGGCGCCGACTTCGCCGCCGCGGTGGCGGCCGCGATCAACGCCGTCGAGGCCGTCGAGCCCGGCGGGGCCCGCATCCGCGTCGATCCCGCCTTCGACGGGGCGCGCTTCACCTTCACCGCCTACCTGCTGCGCCCCGGCTTCGACGCCTGGATCTTGCGCGGCGCCGTCGCCGACTACAACGTGTCGGCGATGCCCTGCTACGGCTTCCAGATGGGCGTGGACAAGACCATGTTGGGCTTCCCGTCGAGCTACACGAGCGAGTTCCTGACCGGGCCCAAGCGCTTCATGTTCGCCTTCAGCGGCCTCGCCGGACTGCTCGGACTCGCCAACGCCAACGGGATCTTCTCCTCGGCCGGGCTCTTCGGGCTCGCGACCGGCGCCAACGTCACGATCCAGCACCACATGGCGGAGAACGACCGCGACCTGCCGGGGATCACGTTCTACTCGCAGACCGACCTCATCAACGTGCTCATCAACCAGCCGAACCTCTTCGGGGGGCAGGAGCGCGAGGGCGGCGTAATCGGCACCATCGACTTCTACAAGGGGACGCTCACGCAGACCGCCAACGCCTACCTCCAGAGCGTGCTGGGCGTTGACCTGCCGGCCTACCGCGGGGTCTGCCACGCGGTGCTCCGCGGCGGGCCGCGCGGCGGGGTGGGCTTCGGTGGAGGACTGCCGCTGCCACAACTCACCTCGGGCATGTACCTCGGGACTTCGCCCTATCTCAAGCCGATCTCCTTCGTGGTGCGCGCGACCCCCAACACGCTCGGGCTGGTCGCCGGCCGCCAAAACATAGGCGGCGACGCCAACCCGGCGTGCATGCTGTACGAGATCCTCACCAACACGCGCTGGGGGCTGGCGATACCCGCCGGCCAGATCTACACCGCCTCGTTCGTCGCCGCCGGCGACGCGCTCTACGCCGAGTCGCTGGGGCTGTCGATGCTGATCGACCAGCAGGCGGCGGGCTTCGACCTGGTGGGCGAGATCCTGCGGCACATCGACGGCGTGATCTACACCGACCCCGAGAGCGGCCTGCTGTCGCTCAAGCTCGCGCGCGCGGACTACGTCGTGGCCTCGCTGCCGGTGCTCGACCAGTCGAACGCGGAACTGACGAAGCTGTCGCGGCCGTCGTGGGACGACCTGAAGAACGTGGTCAAGGTCCGCTACCTCGACCGCGCGGCCAACTTCTCCGACCGAGTGGCGCAGGCGCAGGACCTCTCCCAGATCGACCTGCGCGGCGGCGAGGTCTCCGAGGAGGACTTCCCGTTCCGCGGCATCTCGAACGCCGCCGCCGCCCAGAAGCGGGCGGCGAGCCTGCTGAAGACGGTCGCCTACCCGCTGGCGCCCTTCCAGGCGGTCGCCAACCGGCAGTTGGCGAAGCTCCGGCCCGGGGACGTGGTGCGGCTCAACTGGCCCAACCTCGGGATCCTCAATATGGTCGCCCGCGTCACCCGGCTGCGCGACGGCGAGGTGCGCGACGGCAAGATCGTAGTGGACGGGGTCGAGGACGTCTTCGCCGTGGACTGGACCGCCTACCCCGCGCCGGCGGCGTCGGGCTGGGTCGACCCCATCTCGCCCCCGGCGCCGCTCTCCGCCTCGGCGCTGGTCGAGTGCCCATACGGCCTGGTGATCGGCGCCGACCGCCTGGTGCTGACCCTCGGCGCCAGGCCGGCGAGCGGTGGCCTGGTGCTCGGCTACCAGGTGTGGTCCGACCCCGCCGGGGGTGGCAACTACGCGCTCTCCAACGAGGTCCTGGAACTGACGCCGAGCGCGCTGCTCGCCGGCGGCGGGCTCGGCTACGTCGAGACCACGCTGCTGCTCGCCTCACCAGTCGGCATGGCGCTGCTGACCTCGGCGGCCCAGGCCGACTTCAAGGCGGGCACGCACGTCCTGCTGGTCGACCAGGAGTTCGTCGCCTGGCAGTTCATCACCGCCAACTCCGACGGCACGTTCACGATCTCGGGCTGCGTGCGCGGCGTCTTGGATACCACGCCGGTGCCGCACGCGCCGGGCGCCAGGGTCTGGTTCGTCACCGCCGGCGCCGGGCTGGCGAGCGAGGAGGCGTACCAGGCCGACCTCACGCTCAAGGCCCGGCTGCTGCCGTTCAACTCGCTCGGGGCGGTGCAGCTTGGCGACGCGGTGGAGGTCAGCCTGACGACCAACTCGCGGGCCCAGCGGCCCTACGTCCCGAGCGCGGTGCAGGTCAACTCGCTCTCCTACCCGTCGCTGATCTCGGGCGCGCTCACGGTTTCCTGGTCCCACCGCAACCGGCTCGGCGAGTGGTCGCACGACGACGCCGGCGCCACCGCGTCGCCCGAGCCCGGGACGACCTACACGCTCAGGCTCTACGGCGAGGACGGCTCGCTCGACCGCACGTACTCGGGACTCACCGGGACGTCTCAGACGTGGACCACTGAGACCGCCGACTCGGGCCTCGGCCGGCTCAACAACGTGGTCCGCATCGAACTGGAGGCGGTCGTGGCCGGGGTGGTCTCGTTCCAGTTGTTCAACTTCACCGTCTGGCGGGACATCGTCGCCCCGTCGATGGGGCACCCGGCTCCGCGCCACGCGATGTCGCGCCGTCGCCGGCAGCGGGTCGCGCGCGTCATGAGCAGCGATCCAGGAGAGTGAGGCGCGATGGTGAGCAAACCCGACCAGCGGGAGACGGTGGAGGACATCCGGATGGCCAACGGCGGCATCCTCCAGCTACAGCGCTTCGAGGGCGGCCGCGTCCGCCTGGTGTTCGCCAAGGGGCCCGCCGGGGAGGACTGCTTCCCGACGCGCGAGGAGGCGCGCCTGCTCGTCGTGGCGATGGTGAGGGAGTTCGAGCTATGAGCGACTTGGCGGGAGGGCTCCCCGACTCGCGGACGCGCGAGCAGCGGGGGCAGATCCGCACGCCGCATGGGCTGGCGACGCCGGTCTACTGCGTCAACTGCGGGAAGGCGCAGGGGTACACTTATGCGAGCACCGAGTTCATGTTCTACCTGTGCGACGACTGCGACAAGCACGGCACCGGCCTCGACCTCCCGGTCGTGGACGAGCGGGCCGTTCGGGACGCAGCGAGAGGAGGAAGCTGAGATGTTCTACTACGACGTCAACGCGGTGCAGGTCTCGAACGCCACGCCCAACACCGAGAACCAGTCGGCTCGGCTGCTGACGGTGGCGAATCAGAGGACCTGCGCGATCATGGGCATGTACGTCTCGGCCCGTGAGACGGGAGCCGGCGGCCTCGTCATCCGCCTCAACACCATGGCGACGCCGGGCACGGTGGGAGCGGCCTACACGCCCGGCAAGCGCGACCCCGATGCGCCGGCGGCGAGCACGACGGCCTTCACCGCGCACACGGTCGGCGCGACGCCGAAGACTCGCATCCACGTCGGATGCGCCGCGCAGGGCGGCTTCGGCGGCTGGTTCGCCGCCACGCCCGAGCAGTCCATCATCCTCAAGCCCAACGGCGGCGCGAACGGCAACGCGGAGATCACGAACCTCGCTGGCGTGACGGCCGTGGACTTCGACCTCAGCCTGGAGTTCGCGGAACTGTAAGGCGTTTTCCCAGTCAACTGGCCCCCGCCCCGCCGGAAGCGGGGCGGGGCGTTCCACCACTGGAGCAGACAAATGTCGGCGGACGGCGAGGTGAGGTGTGCGCACTGTGGCGGCCCACATCCGTTTGATACGGTCATCCCGAACCCGGCGTGGGTTCGAGTTGTTCGCGCGGCCGGGCTTCCGGAGTTCCTCTGCCTGACCTGCATCGTCGCGGCGTTCGCTCGCGCGGGAGAGGGGTTCACCGCTGTCCTCTACGGCCAGGGACTCGATGGACTGGCGATCGACTTCCGGATCGGCGGCAAGGTCGCGACGGACGCGGCGGTGCTGGTGCAGGCGAACGTCGATCTGACGCTCCGTTTGCGCGAGATCCGCGGAACCCTCCGGGCGTGCGCGGCGGTCCTCGAAGGAGAGACGCCGACGCTGGTGAGCATGCGGGAGGGAATGGTGGCGGAAGTCCACAGGGTCCTAGAGCAGCGGATGCCGTGAGCATGGCGTGCTGCTCAGAACGAAGGGAGGAGACCGATGCCTGTCACGAATCTCCAGGAGTTCTCGGCGACGCTCAACGCGGCGCTGAATGAGCAAGTCCGGAAACGCGACGAGGTGAGCTTCGTCGCTGCGCGCCCGACGTGGTTCACGGGTGCGACGAAGATCGACATCAAGGCGGAGTTCGCGGCGATGGTCGCAAGCGCGAAGGCGAAGCTCGACGACTGCGCCGCCTGGATCGCTCTCCAGTGAAGATCACGATCGAGAAGGACGACGGCTCCAAGGAGGTGTTCCAGGGCGTCACCGACTACGCGCTCAACGTGCGCCAGTGGCGCCCGGTCTTGGTGAAGGACAAGCCCACGGAGATCCTGGTGTCCCATAGCTTCTGCCACGACACCGGGGGGCTGCGGGAACTCGTGAAGGAGATGCGCCAGGCCGTGATCGACCTGCAGCGGGCACTCGACAAGAGGCAGGATGCCGGTCCCTAGCGGTGTGATCTGCCTGTGGCCGGGTTTGGCTGCGGATGTTGGAGTGGGAGCCCTCGCCGGTTGGACGCGCGAGACGGCCCTCGATGCGCGCTACATCCGCGGCGCTCCGGCTGCTGGCGACGCCGATCTCGCGACGGATCGCGGCAACACGACCCACACGCACACCTCTCCCGCGCACACGCCGACGCAGCCAACGCACTTCCACGAAGTCACGGCTCTGTCGTTCACGCCGCTGGAACGCTCAATGTCCGCGCCGACGGAGGCGGTATCGGAGATCCATTCTCACGCTCTGGCCAACTCCAACGCCAGCGCCGCGACGACGCAGTCGTTCACGATCACGGTAGACGCGGCGTCGAACGACCTCGCGTTCATCGAGGCCATTTTTATCAAGAGCGATGGTACTCCAGTGGGCATCCCGGTCGGGGCCTATGCGATGTTCGCGAGCGACTCGCTTCCGTCTCTATGGGTCCGGGTGCACGGTGATCGCTTCCCGAAGGGCGCGGCGGCGGCGGGAGACGGCGGCGGGACCGGCGGAGCGAACAGTCATGCACACACGACGCCGAACCACACCCACATCGCGAACGCCCATCAGGGAAGTGGCACGACAGGCGCTTCCTCCGGCCTGACGGACGCCATCGAAGCCGTGGACGTCGCTGATTATGCGACGGGGGCACACACTCACACCTACAACCTGATCGCCAAAACGCAGACCATCAACGCCCAGGCGATCACGATCGCGAGCGGGGATGGGCAGCCGACGTTCAAGAAGCTGAACGTCGTCCGGAACGACAACGCCGCCGCGGACCTGCCGACCAGCATCATCGCGCTGTGGGGCGGGACGCACTTGGACATCCCGTTCGGATGGACGCGCTTCACGTCGATGGATGACAAGTTCCTCAAGGGCGCGGCCGCCGATGGGCAGTCGGACGTCGATACGGGAGGCGGCACGCAGCACCTCCACACCGCCACGGACTGCGCTCCGACGGTTGTCACCCACAACCACTCGGGCCTGACCAACATGGCGAGTTCCTCGACGACGCTGGCGACCGACGTCAACTCGCCGGGGTCGGGGCGAAGGGGTGCCGCGGCGAACCACGTTCACACGGCGACTATCGGGTTTGACACGGGAGGAGACAACCAACACCTCCCGGTGGCTGTGACGATCGACAACAGCGCGGCGGAGGCGTCGTGGCCGAAGCATCGGCACGTGATCTTCATCCAGTTCGTTGGCGAGATCCCGGCCTTCACCGATCGCCAGTGGATGTCGCGCCGCCGCGATCTCCGCGGCCGGCCCGCCGCCAGGCTGCTCCGCGTCCAGTCGGGCGGGGAGTTGCTGGAGGAGGTGTTCGAGGAGTTAGAGCCCGCCGCCGGCCAGCTCATCCACGCGGTCCGGCGCCGCGATTTGAGGGGTCGCAACCTCGCGCGGTTCCTGCGTGCCGAGTGGGGCGTCGAGGTCGAGGAGGAGGAGGTCCCGCCGGGGCCGGCCGACCTCGTCCACGCGGTCCGGCGCCGCGACTTCAGGCGGGTCGCCTGGGTGAGACTCGCGACCTTCCAGTCGTTCGAGATCTCGCTGGAGCCGGAGCCCGAGGCGACGGTCGAGAGCTTCGTCCACGCGATGCGACGTCAGATGCTCCGGCTCGATGCCGCGCGCGGCTGGCGCTTCTCGCCGCGCTGGTCGGAGTTCATCGAGTTTGAGCCGCCGCCTCCCCCTCCTCCACCCCCCCAGAGGCATTCGCTCGGAGAGTACTACCGATTCTTCATCTTCTCGAACTACGGCATCCGCATCCCGCGGCCGCCAGGAAAAGGGTGAAACCAAGTGAGGAAGACCCACATCGTCGTCCACCACTCGCTCACCGAGGACGGGCAGGCGGTCTCGTGGCCCGCGATCGAGAAGTACCACCGCGAGGACCCGAAGCATGGCTGGCGCGACATCGGCTACCACGCCGGCGTCGAACTGGTCGCGGACCCGCACGGGGACGTCGGGCCCTACGCCTGGCAGGGGTTGGTCGGGCGGCCAACTTATGTGATGGCGTCCGCCTGCCGGGAGGCCGACATGAACGTGCTCGGGCTCCACCTCTGCCTGGTGGGCAACTTCGACCTCGCGCCGCCGCCGCTGCGCATGCTAGAAGTCGCGGTGCGGCGCTTCATCGTCCCGTGGATGACCGAGCACGGCGTGACGCCCGCGCGCGTGATCGGGCACCGCGACGCCGGCCTCATGGCCGGCTTCGACTGGCGCAAGGTCGGGGCCGACGGCAAGCGCCAGTACAAGACCTGCCCGGGGCTGAGGTTCGACATGGACCTGCTGAGGAGGATGATCTCGTGAGCGCGGGTGCCCCAGCCCCTCCGAACGGCACGCTCCTGGAGCGCCTGCTGCGCGCGAACGAGGAGCAGGCCAGGAGTACGGGGGCGCTGGTCGAGATCCAGCGCGACAACCGCGACCGCCTGGGTACGATCGAGGAGCAGAGCCGACTCCAGACCCAGGCGCTCGTGGGGATGGTCGAGAAGCTCGGGCGACTGGAGACGGGGCGCGACGCCGCGGTCGAGGTCTTGAAGCAGCACGTCAGCACGTCGATCAAGCTCGGCTTCTCCGCCAGCGAGGTGTGGTGGCGCCGGGCCTTCGTCATCCTCGGCATCGGCGTGGTGTTCGCCCAGGTCCTCGGCGTCGGCGTCGGCCGGCTGATCGACATGATCGGCAAGTGAGGGCCCAGCGTGACGCTCGCGAGGTGCATCGAGGAGTTGGCGCGCGAGGTGGGGCGGCTCGCCTCCGCGCTCTCGGGTCACGAGCCGCCGACAAGCCCGATCGGTCTCTCGATCGTTCGGGTCTACGGAGACGAAAGGAGGACCGCAATGAACGTGGACCGCGGAAGCATGGAACTGGTGGACACGCAGAAGGTGCTGCTCTCGATCGCGGCCAAGGACCAGGGTGGGCCCAGCGTGCGGTCGCGTCCGACGAGTTCGACTGGGTGTCGAGCAACCCGGACGCCCTCGCGCTGGAGGCCGTCGTGAACGAGGACGGCACGCCCGGCGACCCGTACACCCGGTGGGGCCTCACGCCGGCACCGGGGTATGCAGTCGTCACGGTGACGCACGTCCCGAGCGGCAACACCGAGATGCTCACCGTCTCGGTCAACAAGAGCGGGCCCGGTGCGATCGGCCTGAGCGCCGGCACGCCGATCCTGGAGTAGTTTCCCGCGGCCGTCCCGGGTCGTCACCGTTGGCGTCCCGGGACTCCCCCGCGACTTTGGGAGGAAATGATGGACAAGATCCTAGTGTTCGCGAGTTCCCCGGCGGCGATCGCCGCGGTGCAGTGGCTCCTCGGCTGGCTCGTGAAGCCACGCCTCAAGGGCGTGGAGGCGCAGGTCAAGCTCACCGGCTGGGTCAACGTGCTCAACTACTTCGTCGGCGTGATCGGCTTCGCGATCGTGCCGAAGGAGTTGAACGCCGCGAGCCTGCTGGACCCGCTGATCGGTGGGGGCAGCATCTTCCTCGCCGCGTTCGGCCAGAACCTCATGGTGACGGGCATCCACTCGACGGTGAAGAACACGCTGAAGCCGGCGCTGCTCTTCACCGCCAAGGCGCTGTTCTCTCGATGGATCAAGTTTTAGGAACAACCCCGGGCGGGGGGCGCGCATCCGACCGAAACGCGCTGAGGGGACCTCCTGGCCCCCGAGACGCCAGCAAAGCCGCGCCGAGAGCGGAGAACCTGCCCCTTGACTAGGCGGCCGGGCTCGCGCTAGCGTGGGGCCCGAGTTCCGAAAAGTGCGCGCCGTTGACGCGCGTCAGGTTGCCGGTGTAGGCGTCGGGAGGAGGAGCCCCACGATGCAGCGGCGCCCGCAGCGCTGGCGGACACGGTTCGGGTCCTTCGTCAGCAGCTACACGATCGAAGCCCTCACGCGCGACCTAGGGGCCGCGGGTTTCCCAGTGACCAACAAGGCGGTCTACTCGTGGCTCTCCGGGCACCGGACGCCGCGGCTCTCCGCCGCCAACGAGATCGTCAAGCTGAGCGCCGGCAGTCTCGCGCTCGACGACGTGTGCAGGCATCGGGAGGAAGTAGGCGATGGCTCAGCGTCACCCGCGACGCGCTGAAGTCCGACAGCGTCGCGCCCGCCGCGTGCGCGGCTCCCGCTCGGTCGGCCCCCACGTCTTCGAGAAGCCCGGCGCCCTCCTGCGAGTCCTGTCGTATGAGATCGACGTGCGGCCGCTCATCCTCGCGGAACTCCAGCGCTCGATCTCGGCCGACCTCCGGAACGCACTCGCGGACCTCGTCCGCCGGGGTCTGTGGCCATGATGCGGACCTACTGCCAGGTCGATCTCATCCTCGACGGGGGACAGATTGGGGCCCGTAGGCTCACCGGCACAGTCGAGACGCATGACGTCCACGCGGCGGCGGTCTCGATCATCCGCCGAGCAACTTGGGTTGGAACTCTCGGACCCGAGCCGCTGGGAAGTGAAGCGCTACAACTTCTACAGCGAGGGCGTCCCGAGCCCACCCAGTTGACGCGGAGAAGGAAAGGCTCCTCGACTTGGTGCGGCGCGTCCTCCGCGAGTTCGTCGAGTTTGTCCAGCGCCAGCAGCGCCGCCTTGTCGCCGCCGCGGCACCGTCGATCGACGAAAGAGTGCCCCCAGATCCCGACGCCGCGCACGTCCTCGACTACTTCGGCAGGAGGGAGTCTGATGCTGTCAGCGCTTGACCTCGGCCGTAGACCTGAGCAACTGAGAGTTTGCCGGGGAGAGCGGGAGCGCAGGCGAACCTCGCAGGGGCCGCCGAACTCCCGCGCCCCGGCGGGAACAAAGGAAAGGGACGGCATGTCAATCCAGGAAGGCCCGTGAGCCGCGTGGTCAGGATCACGGTGCCGAGGCCCAAGCCTGGGCACGCGGTCCTGGTGATCGTGTCCGAGCACGGCGGCGCAGTGGTCTACGGCTCGCACGTCGTCAGCTTGGAACTGCTGGATAAGGAGGAGGCGAAGGCGCTGGGGTCGCTGCTCGTCCAAGAACTGCGCACGACGTTGGTCCGGATGCGTGGCACCGTCGCCGCGGGTCAACTCCGGGAGACTCCCGATGGCAACGCTCGAAAGGATTGAGGCGTGGCAAGCGTCGGTAGTGAGATGTGGTCTGGCGGCGCGGGCGCTCAACGCAACCGTGGCGCTGTTCAACTCGTCGGGCCCCGACGGGGACGCGGCGTGGAAGTCGGTCGAGGCCGCCAGAACGGCGTTCTCGCGTTCCACGGCGCGCGAAGCTCAGCAGTGGAAGGCGGCGACCGGGAAGGACGACCAGCAGACCATGGCGGGCATGGAGCGGCCGGGACCCGGGGCGCGCGAGGGCCGTGCCGAGAGCAAGGTGGCCGCCGGGCGCAAGGGTGGCGGCAAACGCTCGAAGCCGGCCCTCGCCGCCGTACCGCCGCCGCCGGAGGAAGTCCACTGAAGCGCTGGGGACGCAGGTCGAGCCGCCGGGTCGGAAAGTTCGGCGTCGCGCCCAAGCTGGAGCGCCAGTACCGCGGCGCCGTCTACGCCTCGAAGGCCGAGGCGCGCTACGCCGCGCAGTTGGAGCTTCGGCGCCTGGTGGGGCAGAACGTCGGGTGGTCGCGCGGTGAGCGCATCCCGCTGATCGTCGATGGGCTCCGCGTCGGTTACTACCGCCCCGACTTCCAGGTCTGGTACGCCGGCTCCGCGATCCCAAACCTGGTCGAGGTGAAGGGCAGGTGGAACCAAGCGGATCGGCTGCGCGTGCGGCTCTTCCTCGCCTGCTACCCTGAGGCGCGGCTGCTCTGCGTTCGCGCTGGACCCGGGGGCCAGTTCGAGACCATGGATTCCCCGCAGCCGGTGCCCGTCGAGGGCGTCGGAGAGTTGTCGTGAATGTCGTGATCTGCTTCCTGATCGTGTGCGCGGCCGTCCTGCTGTCCTGCTGGTTGACGCCGCCGAGGCGGCGATGAGCCGAGATCGAGTCGTGTGCATGGAGTGGCCAGGGATCGTGGCCGTGGCGAGCCGCGTCGCGTGCTCCATTTGCGGCCGCGTTTGCGCGATCAGTCCCGAGACGAGAAAGGCGATCGACGGCCAGGATGTGGACGTGGTCTGCCTGGACTGCTTGGCTCCACCTCCTGACGCTGTGCTCATGCCCCCAACGGAGGGGCAGATCCGGGAGATGCTGGAGTGAGCCGCGGGCCGTTCGCCAAGGTCTATCGCTCGCTGTGGAACGGCACCCTCGGGGCCAAGTGGGAGGGCTGGGCGCTGCTGGTCTACATGCTCGCCCACTGCGACGCCGACGGCAGGATCGACGAGACGCCGGAGGCGATCGCCAGGAAGTCGGGCCTGCCGCTCGACGTCGTGGAGCGCGGGATCTCGATCCTGGAGGCGCCCGACCAGCACAGCCGCTCGGCCGCGGACAAGGGGCGCCGCATCGCGCGCCTCGACGACCACCGGGACTGGGGCTGGCAGATCGTCAACTTCGAGCACTACCGCTCCAGCGAGGACCCGCGCGGGGCCGTGGTCAGGAAGCGCCGCCAGCGTCACGGCGAGTCACGGGAGGTCACGGCGAGTCACGGCATGTCCCGTGAAGCAGAGGCAGAAGCAGATGCAGATAGAGACCAACCCCTCCTCCCCGCCGGCGCGGAGCGCTCGCCTGACGGCGCCGCTCCGCCCGCCCTTCCCCTGGGGCTGACGATCCCGGAGGGGGACGCCTCGGTCTTCATGACGCTGCCCACGAACCGCCAGGGGGCAGCCGTGGCGGTGCATGAGGGACAGGTCCGGGAGTGGGCCGCGCTCTTCCCGGCGGTGGACGTCCGGCAGGAACTCCGCGAGATGCGGGCGTGGCTCCTCGCCAACCCCAGGCAGCGGAAGACGACTCGGGGCATGGTGGCGTTCGTGACCCGGTGGCTGGCGGACGAGCAGGACAAGGCCGCCCGCGGTTCACAGCGCGCCCGCGGGCACCGCTCGGGCGTGGACGAGCGCTACCGCCGAGAGAACCTCGGCACGAGAGGAGCGGGGAATGGCTGAGAAGGAACAACCGGAAGCCTTCAGGGAATCCGAGCAGATCGCCGCTCGGGCCGAGTCGGCCGTCTCCGCGGCGGGGCTCACGGCCCGCGCGCGACGCGGTGCTCAAGATCCTGGAGCGATACGAGCTCCGGGGTCTGCCCAAGATGCGGCCACGAGTCCCTACAGGCCGGCGCCGCAAATCTATCGCTGCGAGCAGTGCCAAAGAGATGAAGCCGAAGCCACCCGCGTCGCCGGCGAGGCGGCCAACATCCTGGCGGCTATGCCGGGGCTCTCGGATCGCGCGCTGCGTCGCTCGGGAGTCAGCACGCGCGAGCGTTCGGCGAGCCTGGATCTCGTGCCCGCCAACATCCGCCGGCTCTTCGGTGCCCCCGCGCTGGGCGTCGAAGCGCTCATGGCGGGCGAGGAAGTCCGCCGCGGCTTCGGCCTTTCTGGAGGCGCTGGGTGCGGGAAGACCTTCGCCTTGGTAGCGCTCTTCAAGGCGGCCGTCGAAGCGCGGCTCAGGACTCGCGCCCCCAAGATCGGGCGCGCCGCGTTGCTCACCTGGCTCGCGTGGACGTCGTGGCCCACCGAGGTCAACGACCTGCGGGTCATGAGCACGCAGGAGGAGGGGCTTGTGGAGGCGCGCGCGCGCATCCTCAGGCTCAGCAAGATCGAGGCGCTGGTGATCGACGACCTCGGCGTCGAGCGGCTGCGCGGCACCTACGAGGACGACTGGGCGGCCTCGCAGTTGGACGCACTCGTGGACGCGCGCTACAACGAGATGCTGCCGACCTGGTACACGACGAACCTCACCGCCGACGAGCTTCAGGATCGGTACGGCTCGCGACTATACTCGCGCCTGTGCGCCGAGAACCCGCTGCGCGCGGTCCCGGGCCCCGACCTCAGGCTGGTGGGCCGAAGCACCGCCGCGCCGGAGGCCCCATGACCGAGCCCCGGATCACCGATGAACGGCTGGCGGCGCTGGTCAAGTTCTTGACGTACCCCGCCGAGAACCGCGTCAGGGAGCTGGAAGCCCAGGTCGCGGCGCTGCACCGGCTCGTCACCGTGGTACTCACTGCTGAACCACATCGAAAGGTCATGGACATGCCAGGAGGTGCGCGGAGCACGCAGCGATTGCTCGCCGACACCGCCGCCGCCGCCGCTCAGTACGAGGCTAGGATCAAAGAGCAGGAGCGGGAGTTCCGGCGCGTGCTCAATGGCGTTGACGATCTTGACGGCGCGCTCGCCACCGCCGAGGATAGTCCTTGGGGGAGCGATCCGGGCTTCATGGCTGTCACCAAGAAACTGGCGCGCACGTTCTCTGAAGTAGCGGCCGCCGCGATCCGTGCCGGGGAGCACGCTGATGGCTGAGAAGCTACGCTGCATCAGCACCGAAGTTGACGGCGGCGAGCCGGATGGGATCGTGTGGATGGAGCCGCCCGAGGTCACTATCGCGGGGCGCGTTTCTGGACATGATGCGAGAGCACGCCGAAAGTCTGGAGGACGGCGGGAGCATCACCATCACGATCTATCGTCACGACCTTACGCGGGAGGAACTCGATGCCATTCCCGAGACTTGAGTGGGGCCGTGCCGGGAGAGCCGAGAACAGCCAAGGAGGAAAGATGAACCTGATCGAACAAGCCGACCCGCGAGAGGGCCGTGCATCGTCGGAGCCAGCTACTTAGTGACCAACACGAGGAAGTTCGGACCCAAGCCGTCCGGCACGCTGCTGATCTGGCGCCGACCTGGCAAGGGGCTGTTCATCGGCCGCAGCATCCGCGTGACGATCCTCGACTGCACGCACTCGACGGTTCGGCTCGCCGTCGAGGCCCCGCTGGCGGTGGTCGTGAGTGCGGGCGACGTCGGCCTGGAGGACCACCTCGCGCGCCAGCTTGATCGGGACACCCGGGCGCCCGTTGATGGGAAGGATCTGACCACCGTCGCGCTGCTCAAGGACCAGGCTGCGAAGCTCGGGCGCGAGGCGACCATCGTCTACGTCGGCGAGGACGAGGGGCAGCGCGCGTCGCTCTCAATCGACGCCCCCCTGAACGTGGCGGTGACGCGCGACGACTTCAGCTTCGAGGAGCACATGACCGTCCAGACCAGGCGCGAAGGCGGGGAACGCGGGTGAGCCCCATCCGGCCCGAGAACCGGGCGCTGTATCCGAGCGACTGGAAGCGGATCTCGGCCCGCATCCGCGCGAGCTCCGCTGGCCGCTGCGAGTGCGAGGGCGAGTGCGGGCTTCACCAGCCCTTGCCGGTCTGTGAATGCGGCGACCCGCAGCGCAACCACCAGGACGCAAGCGGTAAGTGCCTCCTGAGGAGCCACGACGCCCCATGCCTAGCCTACCGCTACTCTCACCACGAGCTTCGACGCTGCGAGGAGCGTGACGGGGAGAAGGCCTCGTGGGCCCGCGGGACCGTCGTGCTGACCGTGGCCCACCTGAACCACGAGCCGAGCGACTGCCGGGATGAGAACCTCAGAGCTATGTGCCAGCGCTGCCACAACCGCTACGATCGCCCGCACCGCAACGCGAACGCTGCTCAGACCAGGCGCGCGAAGAAGGGCGTGGTCGAGATGTTCGAGGCTCGCAGATGAGGCTGACCTTCTCAGAAGCCGCGCGAAAGGTGCGACGGCTGGGCTCGACCTACCGCGCGTGGTGCGACGGCTACGCGGCCGCGCGCGCTCGCCGCCGCGCCGTCCCGGGGGCTACCGCCACGGGCTTAGACGGAGGGCGATGCTGGAGCAGACGGAGCTTTTCCGATGAGGCCGCGGTGCTCGTGCGGCGATCAGTGGCCTTGCCCATGGCGTAGATGGTGGAACGCATGGCGACACTACGCCCAACGTCACCACCGAGTGCGAGCATGATGTAATAGAACGACACGAAGCCGTCCGCTCCCATATGGAGGACCCCGAAGTGCCCCGGCCCCCGACTGCCCCCGATGTGCAACGGCGAAGCATGTGTGAAGTGCGGGGCCGGGATCGTGGCGGACGGGCGGGGGGTGCCGGCATGAGCAACTACACGAGGAAGTTCCACCGCGCGCAGCGCTACCGGCACGCGGCGCACCGCCGCCGACGGCAACCGCACCCGCCGCCGCCGATCGCGCTAGACGTCTTCCAGGACAATCGCCAGAGCCACAAGAAGGCGCGCCACGGCGGCGTCGTCTCGACCTTGCTCTCGATCGCGGCCTTGTGCGGCTTCGCGAGGCGGAGGACCTGATGCAAGTCGGCCTCAACGTGGACGCCTCGCGGCTGCTGCTGCGGCTTCGGAACCCGGAGAAGCGGATTGCGTTCGCGATCGACAACTCGCTGAATGACACCATCAAGGTCGCGCAGCGGGCGGTGCAGCTTCACGTCCAGGACGAGTTCGAGATCCGCAAGCCAACCTTCTTCTTCGGTGGCGCAGCCGGTGGAGGTCGGGGAGGCGCGGCGGCGCGCGTCGAGTTCGCGAGCGTCCGCAAGGGCAGGCACTACGCCGAGATCGCGGTCGGGCGATTCCGCCGCCTGCTGCTGCCGCTCTTCGAGCGCGGCGGTCTCCGCGAGCCGTTCAAGGGCAAGGAGTCGGTTGCCGTACCCGTCGAGGCCCGGGCGACGAAGAGCGCGAGCATCCCCGAGGAGTTGTTCGTGCAGCGGCTCGCGTTCCGCCGGCCCAAGGCCACTACGGTGGAGACCCGGAGGGCACGGAGCCAACGGAGCCGGGGCAAGGTCTGGGAGGGGAAGCTCGGGAGCTATCTCATCCCGCGCATGGGCATCTTCCAGCGCGTGACGGCGGCAGTGAGCCGCGTGCTGTACGTGTTCGCGCGCCCGTTCCAGATCCCGCCCGGGAGGCTGAAGTTCGTCGAGACCGTCCACGGTGTCGCGCGACGCGTATTCCCCGAGAGCCTGCACCGGCACGTCCGCGAGACGCTGGAGTTCCACGCACGTAGAGGAGGTCGGAGGTGAAAGCTTGGGAAGTAGAGCACGAGACTGGGACGCACAGCATCGAGCGGGGCGAACTCGTGGTCGACGGTGGCGCGCTGCTGTTCTGCGACGAGACGGACACCGGCGTTGACGATTGGCCCGAGGGGACTTTGATCCGGGCGATCGCCCCACACTGCTGGCGCAGCGTGCGTCGATGCAGGCCTGAAGAGGTCGAGGCTATCGCGGAGCGCGACAAGGAAGCCGAGCACGAGAAACGCGCTGCTCTGACCGCGAGCGGCAACATCGAAGACGACCTCCGCGCAGCATGGAGGGACGTGCACGACCGCGGCGAGTGCCTGCCAGCAGTCGGCGCCTTCGGTGCGCCTTGTCCCTTGTGCATCGAGGAGGCTTCTTCGGGTCCTTCCGCGCAGTCTGGCGTGGGTACCGGCGGAG